TCACTCACCAACGTGGTCACCGAAGTCGATTTAATTGAAAAGGGAAGAAATGAAACCAGTGCAAAGCAGTCAGGGCAAAAGTCGGATGCCAAGTCGCGGAATCGCGGTGCAGTTTCCAGCAACAGAGTTTGAGCTGGCGATGGGGTCATGGTTGTCAAAGTTGGAAGAAGTGAAGAAGGACTGCGACAAGCGTTGGGGAACTGATCGGTTGCAAAAGTTGGCAGATGCTAACTTTATGGAGAAGTTTCACGCGCAGCAGCAAAGGGTCTGGCAGGCCTGTCAGGACAAGGACCGGGAAAGGTTGGAGAAGTCAGCAGCAGGCATGGTCAGGGCTTACCAGGCGCTCGAGGCCTGGGCAGTCCAGCACGAAGTGCCTGTGCGGCCAGCCGTGGGCGCGGTTGAGCACGTTGGCAAAGATGGGAAGCTGATGGTGGTGGTTGCCACTAAGCAAGATGCAGCCTGGTATCGGGAAAACCGGCCAGACGTTACCGGGCAGCACGTCTGGTCAATGGATGAGATCGAGCTGCTGATTGAGGCTGAGATCAACCAGGCAGTGGTCGAGGCAAAGATCAGGTACGCTAAGTACGACCCGGTGGTGGTCAAGGTGGAGAAGTTGGGGGGTGCAACGGGCTTTGATGATTTTGTCAACGACCTGGACATTTCAGCGCCATCCAAGGCACCTAAAATGTTCGATAGCAAAACAGCGGAGAAATTTAAGCATGGACACAATCAATCGATTTAAGGCACTTTGTGCCAGATGCTGGGGTTGGGTACTCGATCGCGTTAAACGCGCTGGAAAGGGCTGAAAACATGCCTGGAAGACCAAAGATGCGGCGGGATCTTGAGCTGCTTGAGGAATTGCCGGAGGACCTTGTCTTTGCCATGTTCGAGGCTGGCAAGCCGATCTCAGCGATTTGCTATGAGCTTGGGATCGGGCGCAGGGCACTCGAGAAATGGATCGAGGAAAATGACCGCGATGATATGATTGCGCGTGCGCGCGCCAAGGCAGCCGATGAGCTTGCGTGCGAGACGCTGGCGATAGCGGACAGCGCCGATCCCGAGCACGCCGCGCACGCTCGCGTCCGCATCCAGACGCGCCAGTGGCTGGCTGAGAAGTGGAAACCGAGCGTCTACGGGGCCAAACAGGCGCAGGTCCAGATCAACATCGGCTCAATGCGAATGGACGCGCTGCGCCACGCAGAGGTCATCGAGGCCGAGTTATCCACAGGCGAGGGCAAATAAGTGCATAGTTATCCACAGATCAGCAGTGATTGCCTGTGGATAACTGCCATTTCTGTGCATAAGCACTGGTGCAGGCATGGAATAACTTAACATAATGGACAATGTAACGATTAGGCTTTTGGTAACGATCAGCCAATTCAAGCAACCATGCGGCATTGAGCGCAAGCAGTCACTAACCAGCAATCCACAGGCGCGTGTAAGTTGCACACAGGCTGCTGGCCGCGCCGGTGCTGGCTTGCTGGCCGCGCCGACCCCCCCCTTTGCGCTCGCGGCGGGGGGCAGGCTGATGCAGCACCTTAACAAACACCGACCATGACCCACCCCCCTACCCCGGCCTCCATCGCGCCCAGCGTCCCAAAAAAAATAAAAAAAGTTGAGACAACGCTGGATCCCACCCAGAACCCTTTTGTCGAATTCGTAAGACTCTACAAGAACAACCCTGTCAGGTTCGTGCAAGAAGTGCTTGGTGTCACCCCTGACCCTTGGCAAGCAGAATTCCTGATGCACATTGCCAAGGGCAACCGCCGCATCTCTGTCAGGTCCGGCCACGGTGTGGGCAAATCAACCGCTGGCGCATGGGCGATGCTTTGGTATTTGCATTTGCGGTTCCCGGTGAAGATTGTGGTCACGGCCCCCACCTCCAGCCAGTTGTATGACGCGCTCTTTGCGGAACTCAAGCGCTGGATCAAGGCCATGCCGCAACTCTTGCAGGATCAGCTCGAGGTCAAGCAAGACCGCATCGAGGTCAAGGATGCCGCCACCGAAGCGTTCATCTCTGCCAGGACATCACGCGCCGAGCAGCCCGAAGCCCTGCAAGGCGTACACAGCGACAACGTGATGCTGGTAGGGGACGAGGCCAGTGGTATCCCCGAACAGGTATTCGAGGCCGCTGGTGGCTCCATGTCGGGACACAATGCCGTGACCTTGCTGCTGGGCAACCCGGTGCGCAGCTCAGGATTCTTCTATGACACCCACAACCGGCTTGCTGATGACTGGGTGACCATGAAGGTAGCGTGCGCTGACTCACCTCAAGTGAGTCAGGAATACATTGAAGAGATGAAGGCGCGTTACGGTGAAGAGTCGAACGCTTACCGCATCAGGGTCTTGGGTGAATTCCCCAGATCTGACGATGACACGGTGATCCCCATGGAATTGCTGGAGATGGCCTCCAACCGGGACGTTGAGGCCAGCCAACACGCCAGGATGGTCTGGGGCTTGGACGTTGCCCGGTTTGGGTCTGACAAGTCAGCCTTGTGCAAGAGGCAGGGTAACGCCGTCACTGAACCCATCAGGACATGGAAGAACCTCGATCTGATGCAGTTGACAGGTGCCGTTGTCGCTGAGTGGGAGGTCTTGATGCCAAGCTCCAGACCGGCAGAGATCTTGGTTGACTCAATTGGCTTGGGCGCCGGTGTGGTTGACAGGTTGCGTGAGCTGGGTTTGCCTGCTCGCGGGATCAATGTGTCGGAATCCCCCGCCATGGGCCAGACGTACAGAAACCTGAAAGCAGAACTCTGGCACAAGGCCAAGGCATGGCTTGAGGCGCGTGACTGTCGGATGCCCAAGGATGAGGCTTTGATCGCGGAACTGGCGACAGTGCGCTACTCATTCACGTCCAGCGGGAAGATCCAGATTGAGGGCAAAGATGAGATCAGGAAGCGCGGCCTGCCGTCCCCTGACCGGGCTGATGCGTTTTGCTTGACGTTTGCAAGTGACGCTGTTGTCGGGATGTATGGGTCGAGCATGTCTGGGAAGTGGTCGCAGCCTTTGCGCAGGAACCTGCCAAGGGTTGCATAATTGGGGGGAAGTGTGTTGGATGGTTCATGTGGTTGCCGCCTCTGTGGAGTGCTTGCGCCACCGCTGGTAATCCCTCCCCAACAACTCATTTTTTGAAAGGGCAAGCATGAAGATGACCAAAGCGCAAAAGAAAGTTGGCAAGGTGATGGGTGAGTACAAGTCTGGAACCCTGCACTCTGGCAAGGGCGGCAAGGTTGTGAAGAACCCCAAGCAAGCCATTGCAATTGCCATGTCTGAGGCCAAGATGCCTATGCGCGGCTCACGCACTGCCAAGAACATGAAGACCAGGGGGATGAAATGAAGCCCGGTTTGTACTCCAACATCGCGGCCAAGCGTGAGCGCATCGCGGCTGGCTCCAAAGAGAAGATGCGAAAGCCTGGCTCGCCCGGCGCCCCCACGGCCAAGGCTTTCAAGCAGGCAGCCAAGACGGCCAAGAAGAAATGATCAAGCGCGGATCTGAGACATTCTCAGGCTACAACACCCCCAAGCGCACGCCTGGTCACAAGACCAAGAGTCATGCTGTGCTGGCAAAGTCTGGTGACGAGGTCAAGCTCATCAGGTTTGGGCAACAGGGGGCAACTGGTTCCCCTGACGGGTCCAAGAGGAATGAGGCATTCAAGGCCAGGCACGCGCAAAACATTGCCAAGGGCAAGATGTCTGCGGCCTACTGGAGTAACCGCGTTAAGTGGTGAATAATTTAAAGTGGTGAACGACTATGGCAACAAAAGACTATGAACGCGCAGCCGAGCAGATGATGAAGGCCAATGGTGCCAAGTGCCCCACGGCCACTCAAAACATCACGGTGAACCTGAAGAACCGGGGCAAGGCCATCGACTCTGCCGAGTACGGCCCAGAGAACCCGGCACTGCCCAACACTGGTTTTTGGAAGGACAAGGCTGACGAGTGGGAAGTCAGCATCAAGGACGCCAAGACAAGTCGATGCGGTAACTGCTCCGCATTCAATCAAGATGAATCGATGCTCAAGTGCATCGCCCAGGGTATTGGTGACGAGGGTGACCCTTGGGCCATGATCGATGCCGGTGACCTTGGGTACTGCGAGATCTTTGATTTCAAGTGTGCCGCCAGCCGGACGTGTGACGCCTGGGTCGCTGGCAGCGAAGAGGGCGAAGAGGGCGAAGACGAAGACATGGACGAAGACGAGTACAGCGGCAATGACATGGGGTCTGCCGGCATGGGTTCGCTGATCACGATCAATGTCGAGGCCAAGGATTGATCGCCCCGATTGCTGTTGCCACCGTCAAGGGCAAGTGCTTGCAGATGATGATGATGAGCGTGCGCGAGTACGCCAGCCAGGTGCCCATCTATTTGCGCGGCCCTGAGTCAGTCCTTGAATTCTATGATGCCGATCACCAGATATATGGCGATGCATCCACGTTTGGCGAGTGCTACAACGAGGTGATCGACAAGGTCTTTGCTGACGGGTTTGACTCTGTCGTTGTGGCAAATGATGACATAGTGCTCACGCCCACAAGCTACCAAGTACTGATGGATGACGTGGCGCTCTTGAAGAAGGAATGCCCCAAGCTGGGCTGGGTGGCTGCCAGGTGTGATGCGTCCAGGGCCACACAAAACATCAGGTCCAACCCGTTTGGCGAGGAGCTGTACTACTTCAAGCACCCATGGGAGGAGCACATCATGCCCATGGAGTGCCCCAGCCCCATCTTTGCCTGGATCTCACGGGAAGCCTGGGAGACGGCCAAATTCCCACCGCTGAACTGGTACTCAGATGACGTGCATTGCACTGATTTGCTGGCTGCCGGGTTTCAGCACTACCTGTCCCGGTCCTATGTCCACCACGTTGGCAGCCAGACAATTGGCCTTGATGGTGCCAAACTGATCCAGCAGGCCACGCCTTGGCTGAGAAAGAATCGTCCCGAATATGCAAAGCAGTGGTTTGATACTCAACCTGGGTAGTGGCCGGGACCGGCGATCTGAGTGCGTCAACGCTGACATCAGGTCAGATGTTGGCGCTGACTGGGTTGTCGATATTTCCAAATTGACGTATGGCGAGGTGATCTGGTCGCCCATTGAAAAGGTGACCATTGAGCGCGGAATGTTTTCCAAGATCATTGCCATTGACGTGCTCGAGCACATTCCTGATCTGGTCGCGGCCATGACCAACTGCCGGGATTTGCTGGAGATGGGTGGCGAGATGCATATCTCAGTGCCCTATGACCTGAGTCTGGGTGCTTGGCAAGACCCCACGCATGTGCGCGCATTCAACGAGAACTCATGGGTTTATTACTGCGCCTGGGCTTGGTATCTTGGTTGGACGGGTTCGCGGTTCAACATGGAGCGCCTCGAGTACAAATTAAGTGCAAGCGCAGACTTAGAATTGCCACAAGAACAATTGCTGCGCACGCCACGGGCGGTTGAGTCCATGTATGTGGTTTTGAAGAAAGTCCCAATATGATCAAAGATCTGGAAATCAGCACCGACATTGCTGCCGCCGAGACGATGGATGACAGTGAGCTGCAAGGCATCATCACGTCTGACCTTGAGGACGCTGTCAGCTACATTGACTCCGACCTGAGTCCCATCAGGGCCAAGGGGACCGAGTACTACCGTGGTGACCCCTTTGGCAACGAGGAAGAGGGACGCTCCCAGGTTGTCGCCATGGAGGTGCGAGACACTGTCAGCGCCATGATGCCAAGCCTCATGCGTGTGTTTTTCAGCACCGAGAACACAGTCGAATTCTTACCTCGCGGCCCAGAAGACGAGAAGGGTGCGCAGCAGGCCACTGACTATGCAAACCTGATCTTCAATTCGGACAACAACGGGTTTATGACCACTTATGCCATCTTCAAGGATGCGCTGGTCAGAAAATGCGGCATTGCCAAGTACTGGTGGGAAGAAGAGGAAAAGGTCCGCATTGAGGAGTATTCAGGACTCGATGACCAGACCCTGCAAATCTTGTCCCAGGAAAATGACGAGGTCAAGATCGTTGTGTCCTACCCTGACCCGGCCATCTCTCAGGATCTCATTGACCAGGTCAACGCGCAGGCCATGGCCGCAGGCCAGCCAGCGCCGCAAGTGCCCATGCTGCATGATGTCCAGATCAAGCGAATCGTCAAAGATGGGCGCGTGCGGATCATGGCCGTGCCGCCCGAGGAGCTTGTGATTGATCGCCGGGCACGGTCATTTGAGGATGCTGCCCTGATTGCGCACCGCCAGATGCTGACCGTGGCCGACCTGATCGGCATGGGATATGACGAGGATGAGATCCGCGACAACCTGACATCCAACGACCTGGACTCCAACGAGGAATTTTTGGCGCGTCAGCCTTTGAACAACATCACGGGCAACAACAACACGACCAACCCCATGATGCAGCGGGTTTTATACGTTGAGGCGTATTCCCAGGTGGACTATGACGGTGACGGCATCCCCGAGCTGCGCAAAATCTGCTGCATGGGTTCTGGCTACAACATTGTGCGCAACCTGCCAGCGTCCTATGTCCCATTCGTGGACTTTCCCTGCGATCCAGAACCCCACACCTCGCCCCTGGAGTCCATGTCGATTTTCGACATCACGCATGATTTGCAAGAGATCAAGTCAGAGATCTTGCGCAACACGCTGGACTCTTTGGCCCAGTCGATCCACCCCCGCACTGCGATTGTTGAGGGCCAGGTCAACATTGATGACGTGCTCAACAACGAGACGGGTGCCGTTATCAGAATGCGTGCCCCCGGCATGGTGCAGCCATTCAATACCCCCTTTGTGGGCCAAGCCGCATTCCCCATGCTGGACTATGTGGACCAGATCAAGGAAGACCGCACCGGCATGAGCAAGGCCGCGATGGGTTTGAATGCTGACGCATTGCAGTCGAGCACCAAGGCAGCGGTGGCCGCCACCATCAGCGCTAGCCAAGGCCGCATTGAGTTGACCTCGCGGATCTTGGCCGAGGGCATGAAAAAGCTCTTCAAGGGAATCTTGTTCTTGATCACCACGCACCAGGACAAGCCTCGCATGGTGCGCCTGCGCAACGAGTGGGTGCAGATCGACCCACGCGCCTGGGACAACTCCATGGACGTGTCGATCAACATTGGCCTGGGCCAGGGTGACGTGAATGAGCGCTTGCAGGGTCTGATGATGATCCTGCAAAAGCAAGAACAGGCACTGAGCACCATGGGTGCCGACAACCCATTTGTGACCATGACCCAGTTTTCGCGCACGCTGCGCAAGATTGTGGAGCTGTCCGGGTTTCGGGATGCCAGCCAGTATTTCAAGGACGTGCCCGAAGGGTATATGCCGCCAGCCAAGCCTGAGCGCCCAACGCCTGAGCAGGTGCTGGCCCAGGTCCAGGCTGAGTCCATCCAGGCCGACATCCAGAAGAAGGCTGCCGAGCTTGAACTCAAGCGCGAGCAGATGATTCGGGACGATGACTATCGTAGAGATCAACTCGCACAGGACTTAATGCTCAAGAAGTACGAGCTTGAGTTAAAGTACGGGGCTGCGATAAGTACTGCCGAGCTTGATGCCCAGCAGTCTTTGGACAGAGAGGCACTGCGCCAGCAGTCAGCTCTCATGGCCCAGGCCATGCAGCAGCCGACCCAGGCACCAGTGCCGCCCATCAACCCTAATAGTGGAATGGTTCAATGAACGAAGATCAGGTGCGTAAGGGCCGCAAGGCCGAGCAGTTGCTGCAAGACGAGGTCTTTGCGGCTGCGCTGGAAAAGCTCGAAAACGAGCAGTTGTGGGTTTTCAAGGGCAGCAAGCCCGAGGAGGCCGACAAGC